AACAGAAACATGTTGTCCATTATAAATATCTCCTAACCCTATTTGAGAAGAGTCATAAAACATTTCACCTTCAACATGTCCTGCACCACCAGATGCTTTTGTGTCCCATGCATTTAAAAAATCAAATGTTTCTTCATACCATGTAGGAGAAGCAGAATCATAAATTTCTTCATTTATTGAATTAGTATTCTCTTCTCCTATTCTTCCTACAGTATGCTGTACAGCAACTAAAAGACCGCGAGAAATAGCATTTATCAAATCAGCTTCATTCAGATATGCCATTTTTCAAAATATTATTAAAATCATTTGGGATATTTTTTGCTATCATTCTAAGAGCTTTCCCAGCAGATTCATGATATTCTATTCCTTCCATTAATTTATCAAGATTTATAATATTCTCTTTAACTCTATCCATTAATCCACTTTTAATAAAAATATCAGAACCTAAATCATCAATTACTTTTTTATCTATATTAGTAGAATAACATAAAATTAAATAATCTATTATACTTTCTCTTTCTTCAAAATTATCAACCAATAAAACTTCATTAATAATCTTTTGAATTTGACTTAAAGATAAATAAGGATAAACTTCAACGTCAAAATCTTTTAAATAAATAGAACTTAATTCCTTTAATTCCTTCATAATAAATCTCCCTTATCCTAAAACAGTTACATTATCAGCTATCTTCCATTCCCCATCAACAATCTTTAAAATTTTTCCATTGTTTTCAACAGTTGCATGAGGAAGTTTTGGCTCTCCGGGAAGAGCTTTTAAAATTCCATCTTCTTCAATTAAAGAAAGATTGTCAATTCTAAAACCTCCACAACTAATTACAGGATTTTCTTCCATAATAAGTATCTCCTATAATAAAATAATTAAGTTAAACTAGCAACAACCCATTTTCCAGACGCATCAACCATCAAAACTCTGCCAGCATCAGCACTTGTTACTGCGGGTAAAGCATTTGGATTATCAACTATTTTCCATTCACCATTTTCAACAATTAAAATTTGACCATTTGTTGCTTCAGAAGGATCAGGAACGCCTTTAGCTTTTAAAACACCATTTGCTTCAACAATTGTTTCATTATCAATTTTTAATCCACCACAAGAAGTCTTTTTAGCCATTTTTTATCAACCTCCAATAATTTTTGTAGCCCACCCTATTCCAAGAGTAGCAGTAATAGCTAACCATATCCAATTAGTTTTAATCCAGTTAGCTATATCAAACTTTCCTTTTTCTTCTAATTGTTCAACTTTTGTTTTTACTTTATTTATTTCTTCTTTATTTTCTTTTATTTCATTATCTTGAGCTTTCGTTTTAAAATTTATTTCTACCATTGTTTTTTCTAAACTACTCAAAACTTCAGTCATTTTATCATTACTTTTAGTATTTCTATCTAAGCTTTCTCTTAAATGAGGTAATTCTGTTTCCATTTTTGTAAGACGATTTTCCATACTGGCAACCCTCTCTTCTAATTCCACCAACAGTCACCACCTTATTTTATAACTTTGTAAGATGTTTTTTCCTTTTTTATTTTAACAAATTTAGGAATATTTTCAAAAGGATTTTTTACCTTAATTACCAAACCATCGAAATCGACATATAAAAATCCATGCCGCTCAAATTTAACTTCATGAAAACCTTTAGGCTTTTCTTTTTCTCTTTCTTCTTTTAAAATTTTGCAATATACATTACAGCTATCCCTATCTTTATAGTCATGGATTGTTCCACACCAAAAAGACCAAGGACAAACTGTATTAGTTATTGAACACATTTTTTGTTTTCTATATTGACACATCTTTATACTCCAAAATAAAAAATAAGGGAGGAAGGAAAATTCCAACCTCCCTTTTCTATTTTATGCGCTTACAGAAACAGTCATATAAGCAACAATCTCAGGTTTTTCGGTTAAAGTAACAGAAATAACAGTATCGCCAGTTGCACTACTAGAAGCAGTAACAACACCCTCTTCGTCAACTGTGGCAGAAGTACCACTTTCTACTGCAAATGTAAAATTACTATTATCTTTTCTTTGAGAAGCGACAGAACCACCAAAGACAACGCGAGTAATAATAGATTCAGTCGAACCTTGAGTTAATTCCATATCGCTATTTTCAATAGCTAAAGCAATAACATTGTCTACCCAAGAGCTACCAAAAATTTCTTCTGTCATTGTACCATAGTAAGTGGATTCCTCACAAGAAATTTCAGAACTAACGCCAAGAGCATTGCCAGTTAAAGAAATAGTAGCGGCAGAAGTAGCAGTTAAGTTCAAATCCTGAGAACCGTCAAGCTGGAAACTAGGAATATCAGTGATAATTCTACCATAACGAGTAGCAGAACCAACATCGGCAGTATCACCAGAGAAAAGATCATTCATAATAACCAAGTGAATAGTCTTAGGAACATATTGTGTATTAATAATGATGCTTCTTGCATTTTCATTCTGATAGAAATATTTAATACAGAAACTATCATTAGCAACAGCACCAGCAGGTCGAATCACATAATCTGTTCCCGACAGTGTAGCAGTTGTAACGCTCCAATTTGCATCAGAAGGTTTCTTATACCAAGCAAGTAAAGAACCATTGATTAAAGTAGGAGTTTCGGTTAAAAGAATAGAACCATCGGTACGAACAACTTCACCAGAAACGCTAGATTCATAAACAGAAAGCCCGCCCATAGAAATATCAACGCCAAGGTTAGCGGCAAGATATTCAAGTTTAAACATTGCATATTATTCATATAAAGACGCAACTCTTTATACCGTTCTTTAAAAGAACTGCTCATATTTTCATATGAGAGTAGACTATTTGTTCTTCTCTATTTTTAAATAGAGAGTCGGATTTTTCCACATCCATTAGCTTGATGTGTACTCTCTCGCAAAGAGATAGTCGTTGAAGGTTTTCCATATCTATAAGACTTAGGAATTTCCTTGCTAAACGTCCCATTTTATATTATGTTAATTTTATACATAATATAAATCCATTCACTTTTTATAACCATTCAGCTTATCGTTTCCAATTACTGTTTAGGTAGAATGGCTTTAGGGTAATTTCAAAGCAATTAACCCGAAGTACCTAATTTTCACAAATTAGGCAATGCAATTTACATCAGTTAAAGTTACAGCAAGGTTACTATCATGAAAGTATTTGCCAAACAAAGCATTTCCCTGACCGCCACGAATTTCTTCATTAGAAATACTAAAATTGAACGTACTTTCAGTTAAAGTTTTAGCAAAATTTTCATACAGGGTCGTTAATCCTGTACCGTTTATTATAAAATAAACTGCTTATATTTTCATATAAGATAAGACTATATGTTCTTCTTATTAATTCATATTTATAAATATTAAATTAATAAGAGGTTGGATTTTTCAGAACACTTGTTCTTACTCCTACGCAATAGGATAGTCGTTGAGCCTTTCTCTATTCGAGAATTGGTTGCTGAAGACCCATTACAAAAAACGTTTAGGATTTAACCTTGCGTCATCCTTTACATTTTTTCTACTTTCGTAACATTCACATTTAAGCATATTTCATCTTTATGTTGTAGTTGTAAAGGCTTTAGGGATTGCCAGCAGTTAACCCAAAGTTATATACTCTTCACAGAATATAAATGGCTATTATCTTACCACACCAATTAAATTATCTCCATCAAACAGCAAAGCACGGCCAACGCCGGCAAGAAATCGATTTTGACTCATATTAATATCGTCCTCCTTAAAATTCTCATTTTTAAAAATGATATTTATTTATCTAAATGAATGGTTTTTATACTACCATCCCCACCCATTGATTTATTATAATCTTCTACAGACATTATATAATCACTAAATTTATCTTTCTTTTTCTTAAATATCCATTGTATCTCATCAGCTTTTCCATTTTTAATAGCAATTGGTTTAGTACACATATATTCAATTTCAGAACTAACTTCTTGAAATAAACTTGTATGTGATCTAAAAGTCATTTCTAATTGATCTTTTTTACTAATTCCACAATGAGAAGTTATAATTGATATTCTTCTCTCTAAAGATGGAGCTTCTAATCCTTTATTTCTTAATTGATCAACCTCATCCATTCTTTCTTTAAGCTCTGGATTTATATAAGAATCATCATAATTAAGAAGATTCTGATATAAGATAATTCTTTTTATATCATCAAATTCTTTTTGTGTAATTCTAAAAATTTCTTCACCAGTCTCTTGATTCATATTACAAAGATAAGGTCTATCTTTATCATCAAAAATAAAATATGGACAATCAAATCCTAAACATAATATGCAAATATTTACAAATTGTTGTTTAGAAGATTCAGAAAAAGGAAGCACACGTTTCGCCAAAAATTTTAAATACGACATTGAAATTATTTCAACATCATTGGTGGAATTTTTATCTATATCTAAAACTCCATAGCTTGTTATAAATAACAATGAATCAGAAAGTGAAATTGGCTTTATTTCTATTATGTTTCCACATTTTAATTTATAAGGAACACATTTATCAAAAGTAAAATATACTTCTTGACAAAAATTAATATCAATTGCCACAATTAGTTACACTTCCTGTATCTCCCATATTTGTACTCATATAAATTTGTACTCCTGTGAATTTTTTACTATCGGCTATTACACTTCTAGCAAAATCATATCTAGTTTGATTTTTATTAAACATTAACATTCCTACCCCACCAACCATTACGCCATTTAATGTAGAAAGAATTTCATTAATAAATAAATCGCCACGATTAACAGGAATACCATCTTTTTCTACCAATGCCATAGTAACTCCATATAAAAAATCAAAAGCAAAAATAGGAGTCGATATATATGCATCTGTAGCCGCTATATAATAATCATAACATTTTAATATACATTTTTCCTCGCAAATTGCATCACCAACAATATTTGTAAGGAAAACACTATATTCTTCTTGCGCTCCACTTTTCCATATATATGAAAGTTTTTCTCCAATGGAAAGATTTGGATATGACAAAGCATCATAACTATTATATTTTATCATTTTCCAAATGTTTTCATTATTATTTGCTAAATAAGTAAGTATATTATACGGAGCTACAGGAAGAGCAGATAAAGAATTAAACATTTTCTATTTCCTCCTATATTATCCTAACATACTTGTTGCTTTTATTTTTATTACTTCAGTTTTATTAATAGAAGGATTTGGGCAAATTACATGAATATAAATATTTTGTAATTCAGAAGAAATTCCAGAAGATTTTATAGTAAAATGACTTGTTCCATTATAATATAAATCTTCTTCTTTTAAGATTCCACTTGAACTAATTTCATCACTATATAAATAAAGTTTTTCTGGAAGATCAGAATTTTTAGAATTTTGCAAATTATCTAAAATTAAACTAACATCAAATTTATAAACTTGTTCTTCGATCTCTAATATATCGCTATCAGTACCAACAATAACTAATAAATTATCAGTTACTTCTTCACCATTGTAATAAGCAGACACAGTAAATGGAATTGTTTCATATTGTCTTATAATATCAAAAGAAGGAACAGTAACTATTTTAATTGTTTCATCTAATTTTCCAACAGAAATTGTAATAGAATCATAATTTATATCATTATCTTTAATATGAACTAAAATTTCTGAACTTTCTCCAATTTCACCAACAACAACATAATTACCATTTTCCTCAATAGAAATTATTTCAGAATTACTAGACTCCCAAACAACTTCTCTTTCGACTTCAATACCATTTAAATAAACAGTTGCCGTTAATTGTCCAGTAGAACCTTTCGATAAAGTCATATTATCAGCATTAATTGACACAGTATAATCATATTTACCATTTTCTGCTACTCCATCTATGACATTATCACCCTCTCTAAATTCATCTAAATATAAATCTAGATATAATAATGTTGTAGGAGAAGTAAGATCATACTCTACTGCATTTTGATAACCATATAATTTAAAAGGTCTTCCAGATAACATATATCTAGTATTTGTTTTAAACAATCTTAATGTATCTTCATTACCTTGAACCATAATAACAGCATGGTTATTTGGAGTTAAAATATATTTTGTTACTTTAACAGTAGATGCCGCCATATCATAATCTACAACACAAGGGATAGAAAATATTCCACCATTTTCAGGGTCTTTAATTTTTAATATATTATTACATCTACGAACACCACAATCTTGAACAATACCATCATGCTCATTATAGCTATGTACAATCCAATAACAATTATCAAAAATATACATTAATCCACGTTTAACTATATGTGTAATATCTTTGAAAATCAATTTATTAAAATCTCGGGTATCTTTCATACCCGTAGAAGTATCAGCAACAGTAGGGGAAATCCATACATCTAAATCATTATATTCTTTACTTCCTATTTCGCTTTCTTCTTTTACAGTTATCAATTGTGTTGTATTGTCCCATTGCAAATTTATAAATTCTTGTTGCAAGTCTCTATACATTTTATCAGGAGTTGTGTCTATTTCATGATTGATTATATTTTCAAAAAATCTTAAAGCCATAATCTATACCTCTATTTTTTAACAATATCAATCATATGGAAAACTAATGACTTAACTCTTTTATGTCCAGCACTAGCACCTAACTTCCACAATCCTTTTAGAATACTATAAATTTCTTCTTCTCCAATTCCAAACCAATATACATATAATCTATCTATATAATTTAAATAACTATCAATATTAGGCGATTTATTTTCTATGAATTCTTCATAAAGTACAAGAATTTTATAAAGGGCAGATATTTCTTTATTCTTATTCATATTAATTAATCCCCCATTAAAGATAATTAGATAAATTTTCAAGCTGATATGCAATTTTTCTTCTATCTAAATCTTCTCTTAATTTATCTATATATGTAGAATTTTCTTTTAAATTTTGAGACTCGCTATGATTTTTAAAAGAACTGGAAGTTTGTAAATGCTGTCTATAAAAAGCATATGTATTATTATCTCTTTCATACCAACATATAACCCACAAATCTGCTAATATAGATTTTTCCAATTCTGTTAAATCAACATTAAATTTTCTCTCTTCTAAATTATATTCTAAAGATTGTCTACACTCTACAAAATAAGGAATCGCAGAAATAAGAAATCCATCAACATATGTTTGAAAATCTGCTTCACTTTGTTTATAAAGTTTTGACAGACGATAATCATTAACTCTAATTAAAGCTAAATCAATTATATCGTCAAAATTTGTCATCCATTATTCCTCCTTTTCAAGAGGTTCAATTTTCATAAAATCAATTCCACAAAGCTTTCCTAAATCGACAAGAACATTCGCATCAATCTTCTCTTCATTAATTTGTTTTTCTGTAATCATATCGACAATTATTTTTTTCTGAGAATCAGATGCATTTTTATATATCTCACATACATCTTCAGAATTTTTATTAAGCAAATTTTTAAGAGTCTTATCATCTATTAAACTCTCATAGATATAATCAAGTTCACATTCTTCAACAAAATTATGATCTGCAATATAAAGCTGTCCATTTGCAATAGAGTTTGGCATATTATTTACAATAACTCTTGCTTCGCTTTCAGAAAAAACCTGAAAATCAAATTGTTTGTCCAAATGATAAAGCCTTGTGCCGCGAATTGTAAAACCACCAGTGGTCATATTGATAAATTTAATTGTTTTCTTATTATTTTTTGTTTTGCTCTCATTTTTTTCTTCTTTATTAGAAAGAGATTTTAAAAGCATTTCCATTTGCGCTTTTAAATCAGACATTTCTTTTTCTTGAGAAGCTAATTTTTCTTTTAATAATTCTTTTTCTTCATCAACAAGCTTAATATTTTCTAAGCTTTCTTTAGTAAGATTAATTGTTTCTGTTTTCTTTTTAGTTGTAGCCATATCCTTTTATCTCCTTTTATTCAATAAAAGAGGGGAATATAAGATTCCCCTCTTGAAAATTTTCATTACTCGCTAATTGTATAAGAACCAGCATAAGCCGCGCCAATAAACTCAAAGGCATAGCCTTTACGCATAGTAAAGTTCTGAGAAATATCGGCATTATCATAAAAGTCATTACTATTAGTAAGGGTTGTAGTCATAACACCAGTAACAGCTTTAGCAACAGCAGGAGAAACAATGTAAAGAGTAGAGTCGCTCATTGCCATACCAAAGTTCACACCAGTAGGAGCTTGAGGAATTTCAAATGTATCAAATCCATAGAAATCGGCAACATAAGAAACAGCACCGGCTTTACCATCAATAACCATACGATAACCCTTGGTAGAATCAGGAAGCACGTTCATAAGAGCGGCGGCAGTACCCATAATAACAGGTTTAACCATACCATTATAAGCCTGAACTCTCTGGCAAAGCTGAACAAGCTTCGTAGCATCAAAAGCGCCACTCTCTTTGAAAGCGGCAGGATAAGAAGCGGCAGAAAGACCAGTGGTGAGAGCACTGATAATTTCAGCATTCATATCAAGCTCAATAGAAATAACAATAGCTCTAACTGCTTCAGCAAGATCGTCTTTTCCAGCAAGAACACGATACATGTCTACATAAGTAGTAACAATGTGTTCAACAGGAGAAACAACAATATTGCCAGCATATTTCTTCTGACGGAAGCTAGTACGCTCACCTTTTCCACCACGGCTCACAGTATAAAGAGTCTTGGGAGGAATCTTGAGATTGAGAACATCACCATAACCAACAGTGCGGAAGTCCACAAAGGGAGCAAATGTCTCAGTGACATAAGCAGGAAGAACCACGTTAACAGTGGCATTAATAACAGCGAAAGTAGCCCAACGAACAACAGGATTTGCCATCCAAGCATCTTTATTCATCTCAGTGCGAGGACAATTAGAAAGACGCTCAATTTCAGCAAAGAAAGCATTCTTCACTTTCTCAGATTTCTCAGAAAGAGGAACGTTCTTATCATAAGAACCAATATTATGTTTCCATTCTTCAGCGGCTTTGTGATTGTGATAATCAGCAAAGGCTACATAAAAATCAGTATTTCCATTCGCAAAAGCGATAATTTCATTAGAAAGATTCATATTTAAAATTCTCCTTTTCTTTTAGTAACTAAAATGATAAATTGATAATTTAGTATTTACTAAATTATGCAACCTTCATAAGAACCCAAGTGACCACAGACTGACCACCAATGTCAACGTTGTGCTGACCAAGAATCTTGAAGGGAGCACTTGTAGTAGTTCCAGCAACAAGTTTACCAGAAGCAACACTAGCATAGGTGGAAGTGCCAAGGGTAGGAGCAGTAGAGAAGCATTCATTGCTAACTTCAATGCAATCACCAATTTCAAGATGCTTCACACTCATAGGTTGACCAGCCTTGTTATAGAAATAACGAGGATCATCAAAGAGTTGCATATCGAGATCGTAACCCACAGGAGGCGTACCGACAACATAATCGGCAGTATTAGCAAGAGTTACATTAAAAACATATTCGTCAATAACGCCAGAGGTATTCACAATATCGCCAAGGGCAACAAAATTTCCATTGTCAATATCAGTGGTATTATTAATACCAACAAAATTCTTAGAATCGCAGTCCCAAAACGCACAATGAGTGCCGATAAAAAGTCCATGATTATTCATTTAGATTTTCTCCTTTTATAAAAATATTTTAATTAAATTCTATCCCATACGGAATTAGATTTCTTTTCTTTCTGATTGCTAATAGGAGCACTAAAACTCCAAATATCAGAATTCTTTTTCTTCGATTTGCTGATAGCACTAAAGCTCATAGCTTTAACCTTATTAGACCAAGCATCCATATCACAAAGTTCACATTTCATACCTTCATCTCTAAGAGATTTCATCATTTCGGGATCAAGGAATTTTTCAACTTCTTCCATAAGAGAATTAACAACCTTTGCCTTTTCTTGCTCATCTATGCCTTTTTTAAGCTCTCTTAAAGTTTCAAGTTCTTCATTGTTCTTCATAATAATATTATCTCTGTCTTCAATGTCCTTTTCCAGCTTAGAAATTTTTTCTTGTAATTCAGAAATGGACATTTCTTCAACTTGCTTGTCTTCATCTTTATCATCAGAATCAGAGTCTTCATCATCCTCTTCGTTTTCTTTCCGATAATCAGAAACGTTTTCAGGCTCGGCAAACTTTTTCATGTTATCAGTTTCAATGAACTCTTCCTTGACTTCAATGATTTCATCAGAAAGAGACAATCCCTCTTCAGTTAAAGAGAAATTAAGGCGATACAACTTCATATCATCATCATATACAACAGCAAACTTTTGATTATCCTGTTCATAAATTCCTTTAATAGAATACTCCCAATGGTGTAAATCTCTCATAGCTGTATAAAGTTTGCCCCAAAGATCACCAATATTAACCGCAGAAAATTCAATTTCGGCCATATCTTTTTCCTCCTTTCTTTCAGAATCATCATCAATGTCAAGCTCTTTATAAATTGCTTTTATTTTATTAATAACAGAAGTTTCATTTTCTTGCTTTGCATAAGCTAAAGCAGAACTTAAACCATATCTGTTATAAACTAATTTATCACACTCAAAACACATAACAGGGTATTTTAAATGTTCACTTGGAGCATCTTCCCAACCATCTTCTACAAGCATATAACAAGCTTTTACAAGCTCTGATTTATTAGATGCTTCCATAATTTTATTTCTAAGATCGGTTTTATCTACATCTCCCCAAGGCTTTGTAGACATACTTTCTTTAGACTTGTCGATCTTATATCTTTTTTCTGCCATTTGTTGTTTCCTTTCTTCTACAAACTCTTTTAAAGTAGATAAAATATCATGTTTTTTGAAATATTTTTCAGCCATTTTTTCTTCAAATCTAACTAATTTAATATCAGCATCAGGGCAAGACCCATTAACTGTTTTTCCCAAACAAGTTAGACCATAAATATCAAAAGAAGTTACAACATCTTCATTATCATCTTCACAAGTAACAGTCATTTCAACAGAACTATCTCTTAAATTTTGATACTCAAATATGCCATTAAATTCTTTACTATATCTTTTACTAATAACAGCATAAGCATAGGCTTTTAAAATTCCATCTTCATCTTCAACAAATTGTATATCTTGTTCCATAGGAAAATAACCATATATTGATTCTGAATCAACATGAGTTGTTGCATCCCCCCAAGATATTTTAGCAACTAAAAAATTGCCTAATATACTTGAGGCACATTCCCTTAATACTTTTTCACTAATTTCAAGACCATGAGAATTTTCTCTAGTAGAGAGAAAGCAACACTTCGCAACCGTAAACTTATTTTCTGGATAAACGTCTGCCCAATCTGGTATCTCTTCAACATCTTCCAGTGCAAAACTAATGTTTTTCTGCAAAGGCAACTTCACCCCCTATAAATTTAAACTTCAATGCCAATTTTTTCTAAATATTTTTTTAACTTATTATTCAGCTTAAAATATAAACATCCATCGTCTTCATATTTTGGTATAAAACCCTTTTGATGTAATTGAAAAGCTAAATCACCATCTGCCATAAAATAATTTTCTAAATCATGTGGAGTGCCAATAATTACCATATTAATCTCCCAATTCAACTCCATTAATTCCCCATTGTGATATATGATTATCAAATGTGTCCCAATTGGTTGGCATTTGTTCCGCTTTATCTTTTAAAGTATATACTTGAGATACTACAATTGTTAGTTTATTCATAAAATCAACTAACATTGTCATAGCATTTAAATCTCCTTCTTCTTCTGCAATCTTATAAACCATCTTTATCATTTCATAATAATCTAAGACTTCTTCCAAAAGAACTGTCATCATATTTAAAAGATTAGCATAATCTCTGTCATCTTTATGTGTTTCTAAATAAACAGTTGTAAGATTCCAACTATCTTTAAATCCAGAAATTAAATCTGCTAATAATGGGAATAAATGTGCTAAATTATGATGAATAATATTAGCCGCATTTGGCATACACCATTTATTTTGCATTATAGAAACCGCTCTATCAAACGACCTGTTTAAATCAAAAGCCTTTCCAACAAGCAAATCTAAAGCTTCACTTGTCTTAATAGAAATACTCATTTTTAAAAATGCTCCTTTTACATATCCCAATCACGTTCTGTAGAATCGTCTGGAAATTCAGCTCTTGGTCTTCCAACTTCAGAACTTTGTGATGTAGTATTAGAATTTAATAATAACTGTAAATTATCCACCCAACCACTAGCTTTGCTTTCCTCTAGGCTTTTTTCAAATAATGCTGGATTCATTCCTATTACGCTTGCCCAAGCAGATGGATTTAATACAATACCTTTATCAGCTAATTTTGAAAGTTTTTCAAAACGTGCTTCACGTTCTTGTCTATATGTTGCTCCATCAAACAAAAACTTAAACTTATATTTCTTTGTTAATTTGTTAGCAAAGAAATCCATAAAATTCGCAAATTGATAATATAATGGTTTCATAGTCTGATATGTTTCATTTAATGCGGCTTCAAGTTCGGCATTACTCATTCTTTCAGTAGAATAAATTACTCTACTCATTCCAGTTCCTACTGCGGCAGAAGTCGATAATTGTGTTTCATACATATCAGGATTTTTATCTTCAAACTGATACCATTTCAAATTTTTTAATGGCATTGCCGCAAGCTTAGTAGTTGTATCTAGCCCAGCTTTTGCTTTAGCCATAAACCCACCTAATGTTGAAGGTTTAAAAACAGTTTGATCAGATTGAGTTCCACTTTTTGCAGTATCATAAGTTTCAATTTCACCAGCTAAAATTGCATATGCTTCTGCAATATCTTTATCATATTGCATTTTTTCAATTTGATCATTAGTTAATGCATTTTTTAAATAAGGCGCTAAAAATGGAGCAGACGAAAAATCTTCTGGCCTTAATTTAAAAGCAAATGCTCCATCTTCAGGAGATGTTTGTGTCCACATAGCATAAGTGCCAGTTCTATCATTTAATGGATTTGTAGGTCTATAATTCTGTATTGGATCGTTTCCAAAAACTCTTTGATAATATTTAATAAAAGCTGGGTCATATCCCTCTATGTCCGTTCCAGCTTGCAAGAAGTAGCTCATATCGAAATCGAATAATAAACCTTTTTCCCAATATCCAGTTAACATACATCTATCTTGAGGAAGAACTTGAAGAGCAAATTTCATACCTTTATTGCCCCACTTTGTTTTTCTAAACCAAGTATAATATGTTTCTCTTAATAAAACTTGTCTTGCAACATTTCTAAATTCTTTTTTATAATCAAACTTTAAAAGAAAGTCATTAATTCTTTTTTTGTCTTCAATATATTCTTTACTATTATATTCATCTTTAGAATATGCATTTTCACAAATTACTTGAAGGTCAAAAGATAAAGAGTTAATATAAGATTCTATTGTTCTTGCAAAAATCATATCATATGAATTTGCAAATAACATAAAGTCCTGAAGATCATGACCTTGATTTTTATAATTTGCTAAAGCTTTTCTTAAACTTTCTTGTGTTGGAGAGATAGGTTGTCCATTTAAATCTTTTAAAGTTTGATTAGATAACCACGGACTCCAAAATCCTTCTGCGTAACTATATCCTCTTAATGCATCTGCAAATTCTAGCACAGTATTTACTTGTTCTTTATTTAATAATTTTTCTCCCATCTTCAACCTCCTTTCTTAATAAACTAAATTAAAATCATCCCAAGATGAATCATCATTTTGTTGTTGCTTTAACCATTCATTTTCTATTAATGTCATAATATAATTAACATAAGATAAAATAACAATTCTATCTTTTGTTCCATTCCTCGGTTCAACAAGTTTTATTTTATCATTGCGATACTCTGTTTTTAAATTAACAGCTTCTTGAATCAATGAATCAGTTTGACCAAAAGGAAGTAAATCTTCTGCGACTTCTTCACTTGTCATTTTAAAATATGAACCATCATCTTCAATTTCTGTTTGCCGATCTTGAACAGAAATTAAAAATTTTATATTATTACTTTCAAGTTGTTTTCTCAATTCAATCCAAGCTAAACTATTTATTTCTGCGCTACCAACAAAAGGAATTATACAAGGAATAGCATCTTTATCAACTGTTCTTTGTCGTAAGTCATTCAACTTAGCATCAGGAAGAACTTGATAAATAATCTTATCTGATATTGTTAAACCATGTAAAGTATTAATTCCAATTAAATCATTAGAATCTAATGGCATACCCATTCTATTAAAAAGAACTTCTCCACCGTTGCGCAACATTTTTTGTTTTGATTATGAAATTTTAGCAAAATGAAAACCTTTGCATGTCCTTTTAGGATTGTCTACGGCAATTTTTATAGCACTTGCATAAGTATTTAATTTTTCTGCCGCTATTGCCATGCTATCATATACAATCCCTGTTTCTATGCACATTACTTGTATTGAAAGTTTTTTATTTCTCTTTCCTTTTTTAGATTCAGATATTTTTTTCTTTGTCTCTTCAGAACAATGCTTCCCATATCTAGGATTTAATTCACCATACATATGAACACCATAAAAATAATTATTTTCACCAACCATTCTATCACTTTGTTTTTTACGATAAGATTCATCTTTCCACATATTTTTTAAATTTTCACTTTTCATTTTACACCATTCTACTGTATGATGTTTTCCATACATTCCATTTAATTCTTTTATTGGCTTTATATATGTTCTTTGTGATCTGGTTATTCTAATTTTATTTTTAGTTTCTTCAGTATGTTTATATCCTCTAGTAGAAGAAGCATATTCACAAATATTATACCCATTTTCTCTTAGATAAGATTTATAATAATCTATCCAATGTTGTTCTCTTTCATCTAATCTTTCAATTGGGCATTTTTCTAAAATTGAAATTTCAAAATTATCAATACCATATTTATTAATAGCATTTTGTAAAATGGTCGTAGCACCTTTTGTTTTATAATTTTGCATCCGTTGATAAAAACATTGCGTTTGACCTACATATTTTTTGCCATTAATTAAATTTGTCCATAAATAAATACATGGAAACATTTTTTCTTTTCTTTTGCCATCTAAAATTTCATATAATTTCATAAAATCACCTTCTGATACAAAGTAAATTTATATAATTAAAGAGTAATTGTAATAGTATCAGTATTACAAAAGGTAGCTACTCCCTGTCCTCTTTAATTACTTTCCAATTAAGGTCGCTACACCTATCATCTTATAATTTCTTATAAGTTCAGACTATATCTTTATCTCTAAATGAGATACCTACCGCTTCGGTTATCAATCGCTTATAACCTACTCCCTTACGGGATAGTCGTTGAGCTTTCCCCTGTTCGGGGCTTAGTTGCTGATTGTCCAATCTATATAATTTTCAAACATTCACGCTTTAGCTTATTTCATCTA